CCATCAACACTGGCTGTGCCGTTGTGAAAACGTACACGAATGTTGTTATTAGCATCTGCTCCAAAAAATCTTTTGTTAATAGGACGACCCATCTGTTTCTCCTTATATGGCGTTCTAGGCCTACGCGGTGGGTGCCGCATAAGTTTCAATGAACAAGTATATTTACCGTAGGAGTTGACTTTTGACCATGTAATGTATAAAATACCTATGAAATTTCCATAAATACTTGATAACCCTCGCGAGGTATCATTATGAGATCGATTATACTTGTTTTGGCTTCTACTGTGTTACTAGCAGGCTGCTTGACAACTAAAGAACAACTTTATTATGAAACTGCTAAATCAATTAGCAAAGACAACACCATGAGTCAAACTGCGTGTTGGGCTGCTATCTCTGACATAGCCAAAGGTGGAACCGAGGGTGCTAAAGTTGGTGCCATTGCCCTAGCTGAAAAATGTAAAAACGAAACGGTTAAAATCGAAGCACCGAAACGTAATTGGATGGGTTTATAATTAATTTTTGATGTCAGCAAAAAAGGGCCTTTCGGCCCTTTTTTGTCCTTCCCATCCCTTTGAGAAGAATTCCGATTTACTGGAATGTGAGGTTTGACATGCTGATTTCGCTAACATAGTCACCAGCATTACCAAGCGAGCTGGCTGTATTTGTTAGTTCTACGTAACCGTAGCGTGTCATAAAGCCAACTACTGGCTCAAAGGTGCTGGGATCAAGCACAACACCAGAGCTCATTAGAGGCACATATGGGCAATAGAACGCAGCAGCATCAGCTTCGCTGGTGCCCTTGTAACCAACTAGAACAGGTGTGCTGTCGCTAGCATAGCTATCAACATAGACCTTCATAGCACCATTTAGTGTACCAACAAACTTGGTGTTGGTTGGAGCTTCGAATGTGCCTTCTGTAGTACGAGCAAATGCACTAGTTGTTGCGCTCTGTAGCACTGTTAGAGCAGCTGGACTTACAACTGCCCAGTTAGCTGCGCCACGACGTGTACGCTGAGCGATCAAGTTAGCAGCGCGGTTGATCAACACTGCTAGAGCAGCGTGCTCATCACCAACAAATGTAGCTGTACCACTGACTGTTGCTTGGTTATAAGCAAAGTCTGTAGCTGCCAAACTACGTAGGCTGCCTAGAATTTCTTGATCGATTTCAACAGTGATTTCTTGAGCAAGAGCTGCCATGATTTCAGCTTCTACATCGAGACCGTGCATAGCTTGAGCATCTTGAGCAGCTTCAAATGTCCAACGAGCACTCAATTTACGTGTTTTAGCTTCAACTGTTTGCTTCAAAATTTGAACATTGATTTTACGACCTGCTACGCCTTCAAGAGCAGCGGTAGCAGAGGCCTTACCATTGGGATCGCTGCCTGTACCAGAGTAAGCAGTAGCAATCTTAAATGGGCTTAGTGCTTCGTCACCAGCACTAACGATATCGTTGCTTTCAGCATAACGAACACGTAGTGTATGGATCTGAGCCACTGGGCCAGTCATGGGTTGTACGCCAACGATTTCGTTAGCAATAACTGTGGGCATAACGCGACGGATCACAGGCAGAATCACGCGGTTGAGTGTGGCAATTTGACCGGCGGCAGTTGCGCCGCTGCTTGCTGTTTCAACCAAGTTTCTGCGTGTGTTCTCAAGGATTACGCTCATACTAGTACGGCGTGAGCCTTGTAAGCCTTCTAACAGGGCATCTTTAGTTTCGCCCCAACGGCTTTCTAATAGTTCTTGTGTCATTATCATCTTTCCTTTAGGTTAAACTATTATTTCAACCCTGCCAAACGCTTGAGCTCAACAACGTTGTTCTCGGTAGCAGTTTCTTGGGCTGCTGCTGGTTTAGCAGTTTTATCTCCTGTTACTTCACTACGGCTTTCTGATAAGACAGATTTTTCTTCTTTCTTAGCAGCGCCTGTGGTAAGCACAGCAGGAAGATACTTCTCAAATGCAGTCTTCAATTTGGGTGTCTGCACGCTCTCTAGAAGTTCGCGCATGACCGCTTGCTTCTCCTTTACTAGAGTGCCAAGTAATTCGTCCATCACTTGACGACGATCTTGACTCTCTTTGATCACGCGGATCTCGCGTTCTTTTGATTCAACAATACGTTGAGCCTCAACTTTGGCTGCAGCAGCCTCGGCGATTTGCTGTTCTTGCTGATCGATTACTTTCTTTAGCTTTTGAATCTCTTGGTTTTCGCTTAAATGTGTCAAGCTAAACTCACTAGCAAAAGCTTCGAAAATGCGACGTCCGAACATGTTCTCACGAGCTTGTTGGATGTCTTCACGTAATTGAGTTAATTCTGCACCAAGTTTGGTAGTTACTGATTCTTTAACTAGGCGTGCGCTTTGTTCAATGAAACGCTTTTGAATAGCTTCTAGCTTGGTCTTGGCTTCGGCAACTAAACGTACCTTGGTCTCAACCACTGCTTTTTTGTCTTGTGAGAATTCGCGAATTTCTTCGGCTAACGCACTAACAATAAACTTTTCCAAACGCTGATAATTTTCTTTTTGAACTCGGCGATCTGCGTGTAGTTCTTTGACTTCTTCGGCTAACTTCTTAACCATGAAATCATTGAAACGACCCGCACTTTCCATCATGTGGTTTTTCATACGCACACGATCTTCTACCATAGCCTGCTTCTCACCAACGAATTCATTGATTTCTTTAGCGAGATTTTCAGTAACCATCTTGTCTAGTGCTTCAACCATTACTGACTTGTCGTGCTCATAACGGCTGGCCATTTCTTCACGTAGCTCAGCACGGATTTGCTCACGAGCTTCGTTTAACCTGGCTTCCCAGGCTTCATTAATGGCTGAACGAGTGTCCTCGTTAATTAGACCGCTATCTAGCAATGGTTTCAAAGCGTCAAACATTGCGGTTTCTCCTATATTTTCAAGTCTTTGATCAAGCGTACTACCTGCTCTTTCAAATACTTCTGCACTTTTTGATTTTCTAGAGCATCACCAGCCATTTCCAAGGTTCTGTGCCCATAACGCATGTTCATGAGCCCTTCATATATGGCTTTAGGATAGGCATGTGGAGCACTAGGTTGTGCTACAATGTCTACGGTGACGATTTCAAACTCACTGACGTGCCCAGTGGATTCTGATACATTACCGCTGCCGCGGCTGGAAACACCTAGCTTGACACCACTTTCTAACATGGTCTTGACTAGTTGTCCCATTGGTGTAGGAAGGATTTTCAACTTGCCGTGTCCAGCAGGACCGTCCATCCACATTTGTTCAATCATGTGACTTACACGATCTAGGTTAATTTTTAGATCATCGGGATGATCTACTTCACCTAACACTGAATATCCACCCTTGATTTGTTCATTGATGTGTTGAACAGCCTTGGCTATTTCGTTGACAGGGTAAACACGCTGATTAGCATTCTTTACCCCGCCTTCAATGAATATACCCTTCATGTAGAGATCCTTACCTGTGCCGTCACGGTTGTCTTCACGCAAGATTTCCATCTTAGCGTGATCAAACGTTAGATTTTCTTTTAGGTAAGTCATCGTCTACTCAATTACTTAACTAGGCTGTGCTTGGCTACACTCATGCTACCGTCTGTGGTACTGCCTTCAGCAGATTTAGCACTGGCTTTAGCAGCATATCCCTTGGTCTTAGCACCAGGAACATTTTCAAAGCTGCCAGCGTGTGGAAGGTTGCCCTTGCCTTTGCTGTACTGGTTGCTAGGCTGTGGTACTGGCTTGCCATCAGCAGCTTGCTCTGCGCCACCTTTAACGATGTTAGCAGAACTACCACCCATGTCATTCTTGCCGGCAACTGTGCTCTGCTTGTTTACAGGCACACTACCACCATGGCCAACTTCGCCGCCTTCGCCCTTCATGTTAGGAGCAGCAACTTTGTCTACGTATTCACGAACCATGCTTTCTTTTGGTGGTTCCATGTCAGCTGGCATTTCCATATCGGCATGCTCAGGCTCATTCATTTCGTCACTCATTAGTGCATCAAATTCTGCTTTAAGCTCGTCGAGAGCAGCTTCAAGATCCATAACACGATCTTCTAGCTCGCCTTCGCCTTCCTCGCCGCTCATGTCATCCATGTCGTCGCCTGGCTCTTCCATGTCGTCTCCGGGCATTTCGGCGTCCATTTCCATGTCGCTGTCCATGCCTTCTTCGTCTTCAGCCTCGATTACACCTTCTTCTTCGGCTTCGACTTCATCGACTAGATCACTAACTGGATCCATGACGCCTTCTTCTACATCCTCTTCGTCAATGAGATTCTCATAAATCTCACGGCTTTTCTCAACTACGATTTGATGGAAAAGCTCACGAGCTTTATCTTCCTGCTCATTGATAATGTATTCAATCAACTTCTCATACTTGTTCATTAGGGACTCCTATTAAATTAAGTACAACTATATTGAGTATTTACATAATATTGTAATATTATGCTTGTAATGGTGGTTTTTTGAAGGATTTTGATTATAAACCAGGTGGAACACCGGCTGCTGCCGCAGGTTTATACTGTTTTGATAGTGCTTCGACCTTTTGTTGTTCTTCAAATTTCTTAAGGTCATTCATTTGTCTCAGACGCTTGATCTGTGCTAGTGTAAGGCGAGTCTTACGAACTTCGCCCATTTTTTTAGGAGTGTTATCGGCTTTTTCAGTTCGATAACCTTCAGGTACAGTCTCAAATAAATCGTTAATAAACATATTATTTTATTTATACTATTACTGAGGAAGTCCAGTAGGGGTAGCTGGAACACCTGCAGGTGCTGCACCACCAATTGGACTAGCTGCTGCTCCTGGAGGCAGAGCTCCGGCACCCACTTCGCCCCCGCCCTCGGCACCGGCAGCCCCAGGAGCGGCAGCGATCTGATCAGCAGCTTCTAAGTCTCCGGATATAGCTCCGGGAGTAATTCCTACACTACGTAGACCAACATCGGCTCCCATATCACTAGGAGTTTCGCCTTGTTCTTGTAACCACATTTCTTCGTTTTCACTCATTTCTTCTTCAGTCAATCCTAAGTAACGCTTCATCAAGAAACGCTTACTGAAGTAAGCCACTTGTTCTAATTGCCCAAACACATTGATCCTAGCAGCATCAATTTCAACTTGTCGATGTTGAGCGAAATTCTGTGGTTCATTTAATTTGAGATCAAACAACTGTGTATCTATGTTGAAACCTCTCCAACGTAGAAACATTTTGAATTCGTTATCAAGTTTATCAGCTATCATGTTCTGTAAGCGAACACAATATCTGTTAAAACGCCATTCTTGAATTAGAGCTGTACCAACTCTGCCATCGTTATAACTTTGTGTTCCATCATCTAATCCAGTGGGCAAATAACTGCTAGGTATACGCAGCCCACGGAACAATTTGTTTGTGAAAAATCTAAGATCGGTAATTTCTCCGAGATTTTGACCACCTTGTAAAATATCTACACTACTACCACGGCCTTCTGCGGTTTGTGGGAAAAAGAAATCTTCGTTAGTACTAATAGGATTGTAGGTAGCGTCCATCATATTCATGCCGCCACCGGTTTGTGTAGGAATACGACGCTGGTTAATTTCGTTCTTGATCTTTTCCACAAAAGCCATAGCCATGTGGTTAGGCATGTTACCTACGTCAATTTTGAATACACGACGCTCAGGTGCTCGTTGTACACGATAGATAATGATAGCATCTTCTAGTAGTTCTTTTTGTTTGAATACCTTGAATATGTTTTCTAATACGCTGTTCCCAAATGGCCAAAATATATCTAGGCCTTCTGTTAAACTCAAATGTACCACATGCTTGGCATCAATGGCCATTTCATTTTGAGCATGAGTAAAACGAGATCCACCCTGAAATGGCGCATTAGGCATGATATATGTGCCCTGTGGACCACCTACCTGCGGATGATTAATATAGGTATCAGTGGTGCTCACAGCAGTAACAGTAAGATTTTGTAAATTTGGTGCTACTTCTTTGAGCACATAC